GCCCGGCTGCGGGAGAGAGTCGGTGCGGACAGCCACGTTCGACAGGATGTTGTTGCTCGGCTGCATGGGGAGAATCGAGAGCAGCGGGCATTTGCGGTCGAGGACGCGCGCGGCGGCCAAGAGAGACGCATTAGCGTCGGTTGACGAGTAGTTGTTCACTACGTCGATGAAGGTAGAGTACCCAAGTTGTGATACGTCGGCCATGATGGAACTCCATTCCTAGAAATTAGGTGCGTGCAGGTTGCATCTTGCTGTTCGGATAAGGGTTTCCTTCGCCCTTGGCCGGAAGCCCGTTGGTTCCCTGCGGTGATCGGTCCTCACCAGTCAGCGCCGCGAACTTCATGATGAGGCGCATCGTCTGGAGCCGGGTCGTACCCGTACCCGCGTCGAAGTCCTTATCAAATTCCGTTCCGATGTGCTTCTGGTAAACACGTTTCGCCAGTTCCACGTTGGTATCGAACTTGTCGCCCCACTCGCTTTTCAAAGCAGCTTGGGCAGTAGCCATCTCATTCGTCAGCTTGGCGTTGTGCGCCTCCACCATCGACTGCATCGTGGCGTTCCACTTGCCACTCAATGCCTTCGCCTGGGCCTTGGTCAGACCCAGAGAATGAAACTCCTGCTTCCACTGATTCGTCCACTCGGGAGCGTTCTTGTCTTCTCCGTCAAACTCGTATTCTTTGGCGTCCTTTGGTCGGCCCAAGGCATCGTAGAACTGGCCGCGCTCCTCGTCGGTGGCGTTCTCCTTTAGTTTGGGAATCGAGTTGCCGATGCGACCCTCAAGCTCCTGAGCCTTCGTCGAAGTGGCAAGGTAATCGCTGGCAAGGTCGCCCACGGTCTTGAACTTCGTTAGAGACTCGTTCGCTTTCAGGGTGTCCGGCAAACCCGCTACCCATCCCGGAGGGGTGGACGCGACAGGCTCGGTGACTACGGGTGTCGTCGATACTTCAGGCATTGTTTTCTCTCGATTCAAACTAAAACACTGAAACTATTGAAAGTCAATCACTTCTTAGGCTACGAGAATCACGCCCTGATTCGCACCCGTCTGAACGACGGATTGGCAGGTGTTGGCAGGAACTATGGCGACGTTGGTCCCATTTGCCAGCACTTTTACCGTGACAGTGAAGGTCGCGGCGGCGCGGTTATTGATCTTGATTGCCTTACCCGCCTGGCATCCGGGGAGAACCAAAGTCATGTTGGCGGTCGGCGTCAGGGAGATAAGCGAAGACCCGGCCTGCTGCGGAGTCAGGTTCACCGTTCCGGTGGTCTGGGTGAGAACGGTCTCGGCGTAGGTGGCAATGCTCGCGGGAAATGCTTCTTGAGGTACACGCAGGCCATCGGCACCGGGCCACTGCGCGTTTGCGTAATTCGGAGGGGTTCCAGCCATCTTATTGCTCCTTTATCATCCCTAGATACTGCCAAAGCTCATCAAACGCGCCAGCCGTTCGAGCAATCGTCACTGCTGCATTGTGCTCTGCGACTGAAACTTGATCCGTTGGGATAAGCGTCTCACCGAAATGACCCAACGTCAAGATATCTCCGAGAACGATTCTTCCTTCGGCCGTCCCAAAGACGTTGCGATAGCGATTCTGCATCTCGATAGCAAGCTGCTGAGGGGTTTTACTGCTGTCCATTCTCTTCGCCTCCGCCCATCAGCTTTTGCAGGATGCTTCCAGACTCCGGCTGCTTGGCCAGAGAGCTTGCCGCCTTCGCCAGCTTCGGAATCGCTTCGGTCTGCCGCTCCTGTGCCTGCAACTGGCTACGCTGCTGCCGGATGGCCGTGACCTGCTTCTGGTCGCGGATGCACGATGCCGGGAAGCTGACCGCCTGCAAAGCCTCGACCGCGGCTTGGTCGTAGTCAATCATGTCCACGGAGCTGGGGTTGATTTGCATGATGGACGTCACCAGCCCCAGGCCGGACTGGAGATTGCGAACCTTCGTTAGCCGGGTCTGCGCCTGTGCCAGCGGACCGAGGTACTGGATGTGGACTGGCTCATGGATCGTGGACATCAGAATGTCGGGCGGCTGTGGGATGCGTCCGCCGGCGGCCTCAATCTCGTACATCCGGTTGATGATGTGGTCGAACGCCTCAGACTGGAGGTTGCCTACTCTGGTTCCGAGGATGGCCGCCTTTTCGCCCTGAAGCTCTTGTACCTGCTCTTGCACCATGCGCTCGCTCTTGCCCGCGTTGGCGAGCTGCGACATCATCATGAAGACGTCGGTGTGGAAGTATTCATTGATGATCGCGGCGCGGCGGTCTTGATACTCCACCGTAAACGGGAGGTTCTGCACTCCGGTCGTGAGCTGCATCGGGGCGCGCGTGCGGATGTCGCCACGATTCGATTCCATGTACGTGATTCCGTTCGGGCCGCGCTGGATTGCTCCACGCATGTCCGAATACGCCACCAACGGCGGCTCGGCGGCTCGCTGGGCAGTTACCAGATTGGTTCTCCCCATCTGATTGGCCAAAGCGATAGCCACAAACGCATCGTGAGCGGGACCGCGCCCGTATACCTCGTCGGAGTTGACCCGCCAGCGCCAGTTGATGATGGGCATGGAGTCGTAGCCACTCTCGGACAGCAGGGTAACTTTCTTGTCGCCGCCCTTCGCCGTGCCAGCGTGGCCATCGACACCGAGAATCTTGCCACCCTTGCGATACACCCAGACGGACTCCCACCTCTTGCCCTTGGCGTCTATTCTGCCCGGATGGTAGTCGGCGCGCGGGTAGATGGCGTGGAGTATGTCGCGCTCGGCGTACATATTCTTTTCGTAGTCTTTTTTGAAGTTGTTGTCGGCCTTCTCCATGGAGTCCATGCCGAACTTCTCCACCATCTGCCGCAGCGTCATCTTGTAGACGCGATAGTTGGTGTCCACCTGCCCAAACTCGTTCTCAGCGATGTAGCACTCGCGGAAATGGGGCACGGTGAAGACGGTCCGGGAGTTTTTGATGTCTTCTTCAATCAGGAAGTAGGCCGTCCCGCAGGTAGCGCCGTCGGAGATAAATTCGGGATTCTTGTCGTAGAAGTTCGACCGATTGAACGCGGAGTAGAGAACGTCGCCGCAGTCCTGCAGCCACTTCTGCACCTGGGGGTAGGAGTCAAGGCGCTGTCCATTCCACGAGCGCATCCCGGAAGTGCGCGGGAAGTTTATCTTGCCGGGAAGCTCCAGCCCAAACCACGGCTGATTGCGCGAGCACAGGTATCCGGTCATACCGTCGACCAGCTTGTTGCGCGCCAGCATCGCCGTGTCGTCATAGACTTCCTGGCCGGTCTGCTGGCCATCCCACAAGCCTTTGTCCTGGATGAAGCGGCGTCCGTGGTTCACAAACTGGATGATGTTGTCAATTTGAGGTTCCCAGAAGAGTCGCTGCTGGGCCAGTACCTCAAGATACTTCTCGCAGTCTTCGGCCTTTTGCTCGTCAGTCCGGGCACCCAGCTTTGACTCAGAGTAGGCGCTTGACGTTCCGAACTGTTGGTTTGCAGCGAGCATCGGAACCATAGATTTATCCTAGAGTGGCCTTGGCCACATTCGCCGTGCCGGTAGTCCCCATCGGGCTCGTCAACTGAGTGGAAGCAAGACCGCGCCGCTTGGTCAACGCCTCTGCCTGAGCATTCGCCGCCGCGCTTGCCGCCTCTGCCTGCTGTGTGTTGGTCGTTTGTGACGTCGGCGCCGATGGAGATGATGGGGCTTCAGCAATAGCTACCCCGGTAGCGGCGGCACCTACACCAGCGGCAATTAAAGGCAGGAAGGGTATGATCGGTGCCAAGTTAAGACCTCATGCTCAGATAGTACGGCCTAAACAGGTTTGATACAATGGGGTTGTGAGTGTTTGAGCACTCGCACACTTCAGGCCGATAGGAGCCATCCATGCCAACCCCAAACAAAGTGTACGTCAAGCAGACTCCAGAAGAAAGACGAATCAAGCGCGCCGAAGGAATGAGGCGGTATCGGGAGATGTATCCCGAACGGGTAACTGCGTCCGACCGAAAGCATTACGAGAAAAACCGGGCTAATCGTATTGCACGTGTCGCTAAATGGGTATCCTCGAACCCTGAAAAGGTTCTCACGAACTCTCGCAAGTGTCACCTGAAGCTAAACTATGGAATGACGGTGAACGAGTGGAACGAGATGTTCGATGGGCAAGATCGAATATGCGCCATTTGCAAAACAGACTCTTCCGGCTATGGAGGTAAGAAGCACCAGTGGGATACAGATCACGATCACACGACTGGAAAGGTGCGCGGGATACTCTGCCATCAGTGCAACGTCATGCTGGGAGCATCTAGGGATGAAATATCAACCCTTCTTTCGGCCATCGATTACCTGATCGACAATCCATAGTGGATCACAGAAGGCTGAGGCTTGTTGTTTTCTCGTTCTATGAGCATCCTCGCGTACGACTCGTTTATTTCCGGCTCAGGACGTCGATACACTGGCTGCTCTAATGCCGCATACCTAAAGCAATCGCAAAAATCTTTATAGTCTTCCTGCGGTTTATCTGTACCCTCTTTCCACATATAGTTCCACGCGTGCTGAATGGGCCCGCCATCGCCCTTACACCCATCTTTGGCGAACATCATGCCGGGGTAGGTCTTGTCTTTCACGGTCGAGTAGTGGTCTTGTAGGTACTCTTTCACCCGCTTGTGACCGAGGGAGACGTCGCCGGGGTTGGAGCATGAGTGGACGATGTGCTTCATCCCCGCCTTTTCCAACT